CGGGCTACCCGGACATCGAGAACTCTGCAACTTTTGGAGGTTGGACCCTTCAAGAAGCAGAGACCGCGGCGTCCCTTCGATCGGCAGATCAACGCTCGATCATGTTGAGTCCTGCAATTCAGGACAGTAGCACCATTACCGACTGCCTTGGCATCCGCAGGGTAAATCCTGTTGATCACCAATCGCAGATTGTACGTACAGGGCCCTTTACCGTGACTTTGTTTCACTACGGTTTTGGAAAGTATGCCAAATATTATGACATACAAGTTGTCCCGTCTACTGCAGTTCCAGTTCTACTTAGTCCCTCAGCATTGGTTAAAAGCCAATGCCGGGCTGAGGCGGTTGCTGCTTTGGAACCCCAATTTGCTTCGGGGTTTTCCGCGACGAACGCTATCTTTGAGTTGAAAGACTTCAAAGGTTTATTGCGTCACGTTCGTGGTGTTGGTGCTATGCTCAAAGCACAGACGGCCAAACATTTGGCTAAAGCTATCGGTAAATCTGCCGATCATGCAATATCGTCTGTCGCCCAGAGTGCACTTGACAGGGCACGAAACCTCTCTTCAAAAACGCTCGCCGAGTTAACGCTTGAGTACGATTTCGCATTCAAGCCTCTTGTCGCCGACGTTGAGAAGGTCTATACGCTCACAGAGCGTGCTAATGGAGTCCTTGAGCGCTTTAATGCGCAAGGCTTCAATCCCAACACCTTCCATTTTTCGAAGGTTCTTGCTGGCACATCCGTAGTTGATACGGGTTATTCGCTCAGCAAATATGGGACTGTAGCTGTACAACAGGGCAGGTTTCACGCGCAGTGCGTTCAGTCATGGGTCCATACTGTGGATAACAGTCTGGATCTGTTTCTTCAGCACTTCGGACTGCAACTTACTCCAAAGAACATTTGGGACGCAATTCCGTTCTCATTTGTTGTCGACTGGTTTTATTCAGTCGGCAAGTCTTTGGAGACGGTCTCCAAGAATACCGTCACGAGCAGAAATATACACAGTTACTCCGAAACTTACAAGTTGAGGAGTATTGTCCAAACTGTGTTTCGCCCTAGCTACCAGGATTATTCCCGGGGCAAGAGCAATGTCGTGGCGTTTTCTGGCGGTAAGAGCCAAGGTATCGGGCTCGGCGGGGGTTTCCCCGTTGGTTACTGTCAAAAGACCTCTTACATCCGTTCCGTCTGGGATGGCCCACCTTTGCTTGTGGGTCCCGTCCTGCCGTCATGGCAGGGGCCTCGATTGCACAATGCCGTCGATGCTCTAGCCATGGTCCGGACTGCGTGGGGCTTTAAGAGAAACTCCAAGACCCTGTTCAATGGGCCGAAGGACTAACTCAATTTCCCCCAATTCGACACGCAGTTCTAAACTTCGCAATTTTGCGACGTCCACTGATCCGGAACGTTATCCGGTGACAATAGGAGATCTACAAAATGTTAACCGATGTCATTACCGTAAATGATGGGGCTGTAGCACGTGCCTACACCCTGGTGTCTCGTCAAGGGATGGATTCTTCTCGGCGTGAAACTACTGCCGGGATCACTTCCTCTGCCCTGTCTGGTGTGACCATCAAGCATACGCTCGATGATCGTAACCTGACGAAGCCCAACCGCCATTTGGTGGCTTTCACTTACACTGAGTATGACACCGCGGGCAAAGCCCAGACGTGTACCGCTCATTGCGTCATCACTAGAGCTAAAGGCTCGACTGATGCGCAGGTGAAGAAGCAAATCGCTATGCTCGCTGCCTTCATGGCAGTGGGTGCGAACCAGGATCAGCTCCTGATCGGCGGAAATTAGTATACCGCCGAATGGTAGGGTATTGGGGGCGCCATTGTAGACAGAATAGAAACCTCAATGAGGAGACTTGAAATGTCTGACGACCTCTCCACCTACTTTGGAATGTTTTTACGAGTCTTCGACGACTTGTGTGACATTTCGCCAGAGTATTCGCCTAGGGACGCTCAGAAGGACCGGGAAGTATGTATATCCCGTTTCCGTTCTGAAGGTCTCTCGTTCCTCACCAAAACACTACCCAGTCTCTGTAAGCATTTAGAAACCGCTTTAGAAACTGGGACCTTCATACCAATCGCGAGTTTTTCAGTCGCGAAAGGTAGAACAACCCCAAGGTTTCTTGGGTCATTGTTCAAGGAGATTTTTGATGAAAAAGGCGACCTCATGGATACCGCCAATGATAAATCTATTGGCAACATCCGCCAGGTTTGTGCTCTCATGTACAAATTTGAAGCGGAGTATCCTGCCCATCTTGTTGACAAGGTTATTCAGGACTTTGTTGACGTCGACGAAACCCTCACGCATTGTGAGACGATTTCGCGCGAGCAGAGGGTTCTTCTTACAATCGCTAGTACTTGGCTGTTTCGTATTTTCAGCAATTTTGATCCTGCTGATGTACGTCCGCGGCCCGGTCCCGGGGCTTCTGCCTCGGGAACTCACAAGTCCAAGCGATATGAACCCCTTGTACACTACTCCGATATCCATGAGCAGTATCCGTACTATCGGTACTTCTACATGGGGAGTGGTCATCTGCTAGATAGGCGAACTGCATACATGTCTATGCCCCGCAAGGTGCATGGCATGAGTGTTCTGCGGACTGTTCCCAAAGATTCAAGGGGACCGCGGATCATATGCATGGAGGAACAGGAATACATGTTTCTTCAACAAGGGCTCGGTGACGCTATGCGGAAACACATCGCACAGCATCCGCTAACAAGAGGTCATGTAAATTTCACAGATCAAAATGTGAATCGTGACTTAGCCCTGAAGTCTTCAATCAGTCGGGAGTATGCTACTCTCGATATGAAAGAAGCTTCCGATCGGATTTCGAAGAAATTGGTGGAGTTACTTTTCGCCAAGCTTCCGAAACTCCGGTCGTGTCTTTTGGCCTTATCGACACCCAGTATCAAGCTCCCGAGTGGGAGTGTACTGAGTGCAAAGAAATTTGCCCCTATGGGCAGCTCTCTTTGTTTTCCGATAATGTCAATTGTGCACTATGCACTCGGTGTCGCGGCAATGCATGTCGCCACCGGCATATCCACAAAAGCGTTAGCGAAAGACCTATACGTGTACGGCGACGACTTAATTGTTCGAACCCGTCACGTTGATTCCCTTTTTAAAGCGTTCCCTCTCTTTGGACTAAAGTTCAACGAGGGTAAGTCGTTTTATCGGGGTCACTTTCGCGAGTCATGTGGTATGGATGCGTTCCGAGGAAGGGACGTAACGCCCCAACGGCTTAAGCGCCGTTTTTTCGATGGTCGGGACCCGAGAGATATACTCTCGGTGACGGCAATGCACAAGGCCCTCTATGATAGAGGTTTTGTGCGCACTGCCGCAATGCTCCGCAC